AATTTAGATTATGGCAGAACAAAATATGACGGTTTGGCAAAGACTGTCACAAACATTTGGACCTAACTCATTATTAAAACAAGATTATCCAACATTCAAGTTTGATAAAAAGGAACTCCTACGTACAAAAAGTAGAGAGGAGTATGAGAAAGAAAAACTTCAAGCACAACAAACATATTATCTTACCAATCAGTGGTCTAAGGTTGAAAACAATCTTTATTCTCAAGCAATTTATTATGAACCAACAAGACTATCTGCACAATATGATTATGAGTCGATGGAATATACTCCTGAGATTTCCGCAGCACTAGACATTTATGCCGAAGAATCAACTACAACAAACGAAGACGGATTCATATTACAAATTTATTCGGAATCTAAAAGGATAAAAGGAGTATTAGCTGATTTATTCAATAACGCTTTGGATATCAACACAAACTTACCAATGTGGACACGTAACACATGTAAGTATGGTGACAATTTCGTCTATTTGAAGTTAGACCCTGAAAAAGGAATCGTAGGATGTCAACAATTGCCAACTATTGAAATAGAAAGACATGAAGTTGGTGCAAGTGGTAAAATATCTATGGATGTAAAAAATGAGGTTGATAAAGACCAAAAAGCATTACACTTCACTTGGAAAAATAAAAACATGGAATTCCAATCGTGGGAAATCGCTCACTTTAGATTATTAGGTGATGATAGAAAACTACCTTACGGTACTTCTATGTTGGAAAAAGCAAGAAGAATTTGGAAACAATTATTGTTATCAGAAGATGCGATGTTGATTTATCGTACATCAAGAGCCCCTGAGAGAAGAATGTTCAAAGTATTCGTTGGAAACATGAATGATGATGATGTTGAGGCGTATGTACAACGTGTTGCCAACAAGTTTAAAAGAGAACAGATTGTTGATAGTAAAACAGGTAATGTTGACATGAGATTCAACCAAATGGCGGTTGACCAAGATTATTTCATTCCTGTTCGTGACCCTGCAGCTCCAGACCCAATTACGACATTGCCAGGTGCGACAAACCTATCAGAAATTGCCGATATTGAATATATTCAAAAGAAACTATTAACTGCACTTCGTGTACCAAAAGCATTCTTAGGATTTGAAGAAGTTGTTGGTGATGGTAAAAACTTGGCGTTACAAGATATTAGATTTGCTCGTACCATTAATAGAATCCAAAAGAGTATGATTGCAGAACTTAATAAGATTGCAATTGTACACCTATTTTTATTGGGATTTGAAGATGAATTGGAAAACTTTACAATTGGATTAACAAATCCATCCACACAAGCAGATTTATTGAAAATTGATGTTTGGAAGGAAAAAGTATTGTTATATAAAGACTTAGTCGCAGATCCAGGAAATGGAATTCAAGCTACCTCATCTACATGGGCCAAGAAACATATATTTGGATGGTCAGATGATGAAGTTCGTTTGGATTTACAACAACAAAGAGTTGAAAGAGCTGTAGGAGAAGAGTTAAAGGCAACTCCGACAGTTATAACAAAAACAGGATTATTTGATAATATAGATAAACTTTACGGAAACGCTACAGGATCAACACCAAGTGCAGGTGCTGCGACTACAATGGATGGAGGTGAGGAATTAGGGCCTCCACCATCACTTGGAGCAGCTGAAATTCCTGGAGGAGAACCTGAAATACCACCGCCAACAGGTGGAGAAACTACACCTCCACCAGCGGAAATAACTCCAGAATCAAAACAAAAAGATATGAATATTTTATTAGAAAATAATTTTATTAAAGGGTCACAAATAATAAATTTGGGTCAGGCACAAGATTCTTTGGTAGAAATTTCAAAAGAGTTAGATAAGTTATTAAATTCATAATATTTATTGTAAAAAACACAATGACCTTCGGAACAGTAAAATCCCTAATTGAAAAAAATCTCTTGGAATCATACAAAAATGAAAATGAATTCAAGAAGACTTTACGAGAATTCAAACACAACGTTTTGAGTAATAAAGCTATGTCTAAGGCATACGCGATATATGACCAACTGAGTTCACCTCAAGGATTAAGTGAACAGGATGCGAAGGATTTTATAGAGGAGGGGATTTCTCTGTTAAATAAGATTTTACCAAGTATTAAACTTCCGATTAGTCTTTCCGAAAAAACTGAAAACAATTATACTGAAATTGATACATTAGTTTACAGCCAAGGTGTTAATTTACTTGAAAGAGTAAACGCAAAGAAAAATATTCTAAAAGTCATCACGTCAACTAAAGAATCTATTAAAGAAAGTATAAATATACCGATTAGTTCTATGGTTGCGGTTGCAAACCAAACAGTTAATAATTACATACTTAATTTAGACGAAAATTCTAAAAAAGAATTTTTTCAAATAGTTTCCGAAGACACTAAAACTTTGGAAACAAAATTTGAGACAATCAAGGAAAGTGCAATATCCAAATTGACCGCACTCCAAGACAGTGAAGATTCACAAGATATTAAAACAAAAATTTTAGAAACGATTGATAAAGTTAAGTCTGAAAAATTTGACCAATTGAATTTCTTAAAATTAAAAAATTTGGAAGAATCAATTTGATTGGTCTTTAAGACTTTGAATATGTTTTGCCTTCAAAATCTGTGCTCTTCTAAGTACAGATTTTTTTGTATATTCTCGTTTCTCAAATAAAATTTGATTTTGTTTTGTTTTGATTACTTTTGACTTTAGGGTTTTGAGAGCCTTCTCAATATTATTACCCTGATTGATTTTTATTATTATCATATATTAGAAATATCTTTAAGTATAAAAAAATTTTGACATTTATGTATATATTGTATATTTTTTCATTAATAAACGTACATAATATCATTATTAATGAAAAAAGGAAAAAGTGTCAAACTTAACCTGTTCAACCCCATCAAGTCCCAATATGGGACAGTAGACTCCAAAAACTTAAAATCGGTTTATATAAATATTCAATCATGGGTCACTCCGAAAGAAGAATTGGATAATTGGAATCGAGTTGTATCAGGTTTAGGAAGAGAAATAAAAAATTCAGTTTTCGAATCAATCGATTCAAAAATTTTTCAAGAAAAAAATATTGTTGATTTGGACCTTCGGACAAGTGGGATATCAAAAGGGAAAAAATCATTTTTCAATTTGGAAATCAATCTATATACCCTACGAGAAATGGATTTTAAGTGTGATGAAATTAAAGAATCCATAAAAAATATTGTCAAATCAATCTACAAAAATAACGTAGTTCAGAACAAATACTTTGAATTTTCAATTTCTAAAAAAGACGAAATTTAGCAAACTATCTGAATCCGTATATTTATCTTAAAAGATTAGATGAAAAATTTAAGAATTTTAGAAGCTAGCGAACTTGGCCACGGTATATTGATTGAAATGGACGCGGGTTGGGTTTCTCCAAAAGATGTACAGAATATTGACATTCTGAAAGAAGCGTCAAATTTAGATTATAGAAATCCATTTGAATTTTATGCGGTTCTTCAAAAATACGATACTCCAAACAGAAATGGTAGAACATATCCTGAAAGGATTTTGAAAAGAGAGGCGGATAGATATAAGCAATCAATTTCTAAGGGTTTGTCAACATCTGAATTAAATCACCCTGAATCATCATTAATAGACTTGGACAGAGTATCCCACATAATTACAGACATATGGTGGGACAAAAATATACTCATGGGAAAACTCAAATTATTGACATCTCCAGGGTTTCATGAAAGAGGGATAGTTTCAACAAAAGGAGACCAAGCGGCTAACCTAATGAGACAGGGAGTGACTTTAGGTATCTCTTCAAGAGGTGTTGGGTCATTAAAAAAAGTTGGAGAAAGAAATGAAGTACAAGATGACTTTGAATTGATATGTTTTGATTTGGTATCATCTCCATCTACTCCAGGAGCATACTTGTTTTCAAATCCTGATGAAAGAAGTAAGTATGAAGAAAACTTAGAGGAAGAAAGAAAATCTAAACAAAATAATGAGTATGTTGAAAAGTCGGTTGACTTAATGAAAAAATTGAACGATTTTTTAGGAAAATAAAATTATGGAAGAAAAATATTTTGTAGCGAAAATTCAGTATGATTTTCCTGATGAAAACACAGGTAAAATTAAAAAAGTCAGAGAAGAGAAACTGGTAAAAGGTTACTCTGTTACAGACGTGGAAGCAAAAGTAACCAAGAAGTATGAGGGGTTTACTCATGATTGGAGAATTACTGCAGTGTCTGAAAGTAAAATCGACGAGGTGATTGAATAATCAACATTATCAAACTGAAACAAATGAAGTGGTCTATTGACCACTTTTTTTATTTTAAGGATATTGTAAAATGACTTTTTTTCATTTTGGTACTATTTATATGATAAATTAAACAATTTTTTTCTATGCAAGAAAATAAAAACTTAGTACAGGAGGCGTTAATTCAAATGAAAAATGTTGAAGAAGCAATCGCCCAAAACGCAAAAGGAATACTTGCTTCAACTATGAAGGAAGAAATCAATCAATTAGTAAAAGAATCTCTATCAGAACAAGATATGGAAGATGAGGTTGAATTAGAT